TGGAACCTGTGGCAGTAGCATTTGCTGAAAGCGTTAGTGTGGTTGTGGCAATCGACACCACTGTGGTGCCTGATGGAATGCCTGTGCCCGTTACTACTTGACCTGCGCCAATCTGCGTGTTGGCGGTTGCCATAGTCACCGTAGGCGAGCCATTAGTAATAGTGGCGGCAACTGCTGTAAACACACCAATTGGGCTTATTGTTGTGCCAGTAATATCACCGCCTAGCACTGGGGTATTGACGTTGTTATCAATTAGTGATAAGTTTTGTCCTGGGTGCGCAAGCAACAAGTTTTGATTTGAGCCTGTGCCATCATAAAACGTGTCAAACTGCCAAAGATTATTTGCATTGGCAGTAAAGCCGGACAGAGTCATGTCGGTAATGCCCGAGCCCGTGCCATTATTATCAATAGGCAAAACTTGCAAACCGCCAGAGTAGCCGTTAAACACGTTATTGAAGTTTTGTTGCGGGTTCAAATAAATGCCACGACTTGGACCTGCCAAGTCATTCACAATCTCACGGTAACCACCAATTTTACGAGGCCGACCGCGTTGAAAACGTACCCAACGGCCCGAGTTGTAGTAATTCTTATCAAAAAGCGTGCCATCACGCTGCACACCTGGCTGCGTATCTAATGCAAATACTTTTTTGGTCATGTAAAGGTACCTCCGGCAATGCCAGCGGTAAAGTTACCCGAGCCTGTTACATCAACGCCCGTTGCAGATACGTCAACAATATCACTGCCAAGAACTGCAATGTTGAAATGTCCTGCCGCAGAGCGGTACACGCCTGTGCTTGTTTCGGCAGCAAAGTTTAGTGATGGCGTGCCAACTGTGCCATCGGTCAAGCTAACGGTGGTTGCGCCGGCCTGTGTAGTATTGGGGTTTAAGAAGTTGGTGCCATCACAGATCAACGTGGCTTGCTGGCCCGGTGGAATTGTTGCCGTATAGCCTAAGCCTGTTGTAATGGTAAGACTGTAGCCATTATCCGTTGTCTGGTTGGAGATAACGTACAGGTTAACAATAGGTGGAAAGGTTACAGTTACGTTGCTTACTAAACTGCCAACGTACTCCTGAATTGTATTGGCCGCCTCGTTGTTTGTCAGTGTATACGCGCCGCCTGTGACTGACTTGACCAACGCGGTAAATACGAATGATGAGCTTACGCCGTAGCCAATGGTGACATACGCTGTGCCGGTGCAGACAATAAACGCAGACTCTGTAGGATTAAACGTCTTAGAGCTATTACCATCAATTAGCTCACCACCGGAGCATGAGATTGTGAAAGATCCAGAGCCATTGTTTTTAAACAGCGTAAACCAATTGTTACCAAGTGTTGCTGCGGCTGGAAGTGTTGCAGTGCCTGAGCCGCTGCCCCATACTCTGGTCTGCGCTCTGTCTGTTGCAGCAAATGTTGAGCCTGTAGTAATTGCGGCTGAGGGATGGCTTTGGTTTAACGTTGCGCCGCTTGCAACCAGACCATAGCCTGCCAAAGTTGCAGCATCAGCTGACGATGTACCAGTTCCAAATGCAATCACACCCCATGTGCCTTGCGCATCAGGGTTTGTGGTGATGTAAATGTACTTAGACTCACCAGCGGCTACGGAAACAATGGTATTTGTTCCAGCGTAGTCTTTGACTGTAAAGGTATTGGACCCAATGTTACGAATCAGCGCGTCATTGCCAACCGAGGCCTGATTGGCTGGTGGCATATATAGGCTAAGGCTTCCAGTGGTAGCCGTCACCTGCATAATACGCGCAGCGTAGTCAGTATTGGTGGTGCTATTGCTTGGCCAGTTTAATTGCTTGTTTGCCGATAGCGTAATAGCCTGATAGCTAACATCAGTTGGCTGAATTACATCACCGGTGAAAGGGCTTACATAGCTCATGAATCCACCGCCACGGCTTGACGATCTGCAATACGAAGCTTATCTTCAGCCATCAGTGTTTGCATGATCAATTCGTAATTTTGCTGCCACATTGGCATACGCTCATCATTCTTAAGGAATGGCATAGCCTGCAGGAGGGACCCGTAGAGCAAAGCTTGTGGCGCGTAAATAGTAAACCAATTGGTTTGATTTGATGAATCCAAAGGTTGAACTCGTTCATAATAGAGTACCTCAAACGCGTAGTCATCATTTGGCGTAGGCGCCACCAACCAGTTGGAGTAATCGTAGTCGCAGTAATAAAGAGGCACATCCTCAGAGGCTGGGTTAGGCCAGTAATTGCGAAGGTACTCATACTTACGAAGCAGTACGGGCTGGCGCTGACCATTCACCGTAATGTTCATAGACACTGTCTTATGCCACCTTGCAGGCTTGGCAATAACGCCTGTGCCCTGCGTCATCGTGCTGGTGTTAACCGTCAAATTGCCTAAGAACTTAATTTGGCTAGCAATGATTTGCTCTGCCAGCATAATGAAAAGAGGAATCTTTGCCAAGGTGGAGGCGTCATTCCTCTCCAGATAAGACTGGATATTCTCCACCAAGGAGTCATAGGTCATTACTGCGGCAGCTGTCATGCTTACTTACTCCGCTTCCTAGCCATTGCCATGTTATCAACCAAGTTAGGATAGGGCCGTCCCGCGGCTTTTGCTCTTGCTTTTGCTGCCGACTTTTTCTGCGGCGAAAGAGGCTTAGGTTTGCCCAATGCTTTTGGCCGTTGTTTTTCCCAAACAGGCTTACTTGTTGCCATTTTAATCACCTCTTAAAAATAAAGATATACTAATTTAGCAAGGCGCATTCTGCATCTCTACGCCGTACCAGCCCCGGAAGTATCTTACCACCTCCACGTGTCCAAAGCTTCAACTGCTCTTTGGCTCCATCCCAATCTTGCGCGTTAATCTTTCTTTTTAACGTGCTAGTTTGTAGCTTACCTACGCCAAGGTTATAGCAAAAATCTACGATGGCATTGCATTTACGCTCATCAGTTGCCAAAATAGGGCAATTACGTAAAACTCCCGGGAGATAAGTATGCTGAAGCTCTATCATTAGCAATGCTCGAGCCGTAGGCTCATCCATGGGTGTGTCTTCCAAAGTCACCTTGCGTCCATCAGAGTAGTAGGTTGAGCCATACCCAATTGTCGGGATTCCTGCTGGACATAGGTATGGCTTGGACTTGAAGCCTTCAAACTGCCGACATAGCGCTGAGGCAAGCTCTAGGTTCATAGTCCGCGTTGCTTGAGAGTACGGTCGAGGAACCAATAGTTGATCGTGCCAGACACCAAAGCGCAAAAGTCCACGGTCATCATGGTCTTGAACACAACTTCTGGGGACGCGCCAGCACGATGAGCTTGGGGTGCAAACCAGAGGTGGATAAACGACCAAAGAGCCATGATCCAATAGGTCACTACAGGTCGAACAGAAGCTGATAAACTGGCAGCCCATCCACCTGCTGCTTTAACCATCTCGGCTTGCTGATTGATTGCAGCATTAAAGGCATCCATGACACCTACATCAATAGCGGCATCACGTTGTGCGCCAATTTCAGCTAGTTTTTGCTGACCACGAAGCTGTTCTAGCTCACATTGACGAGCAAACATAGCTAATTCATGCTCACGCTCGTTCTTTTTGTCAAAGTACTTCAGGATTTCAGGGGCAAGACGAAAGATACCGCCTAGCAAACCACCAAATAGACCGCCAGATAGGATTTCAAACATGGGATTCCTTAATCGTAAACATTAAGTTCTTGTGCGCTGGGTAGTTCACCAATACTTCACCCTCTGGGCACTTGTATTTGATATGCGCCATCAACGTAGCAACACCAGCCGCCACAGATTGGGTTGTTTCCAGTTTAAACTTGTATCCAAACTTGTCCACCGTATCACTGGCTGGCCCTGAAAACGTTGCAATGCTTGGCTTGGCTGGGTGTACAACCAACTCAGAATCCCGTACTTCTAGCTTGAACGATGTGACCTCACAGTCATCTCGAATCTTTTGCCGCGCCACGACAACTTTGAATTCACCGTTTGCGGGTGCGTCAGATATTTGGAAGTGCTCGGGAGCCCATTTGAGGATGTCTTTGTGGAATACGCCAAACTTATCAGCAAGGGTATAGCCACCACCAATCATGGCAGTTGAGGCAGTTATTGCGCCAATAATCTTGGTGTAATACTCAAGTTCCACATTACCCCCAAATCCAAATGATCGTATACGTGCCCCAAATGATGAGGGCAACAACAAGGGCCGCAACGATTAACGCTTCGACCCAATCCACCATATTAAAGCCCCAATAGCTTTTTAACAAACTCTCCAGCCACGCCTGGGCCAAAGAGCACACAGATCATCACCGCATACAGCAAGTACTCAATCTTCGTCATGCGCTTGTCGCCATCACGTAGGGATCGGTCGATACTGTTGTACCGCTCTGAACATATTGCTTCATGCACAGCTAATTTTGTCTCGACCGATTCCATCATTTACTCTTTTGTTTGTACGTCAGTGACAGCCTCTGGCTTTGCTTCTAACGCTTCCTTAAGCATCCCAAAGAATGCATTACGCCCAACTTGAAGTTGATCCACGTTAAACCTAGCAGAGTCTAGCTTACGATCCAAGTCAACAACATGATTGAACAGCATCTGCTGTTGCTGTGTCATGTCTTCAAACTTGTACTCAACGCCATCGATTGTCACAGGGGTCTTTTCATTTTTTCCCATGATGTTTCCTTTTAAAGTGCCACCAAGATCGGGTGGTGGCTTCCCGTTAGGCGGATGCTGTACGCAAAGGCGTCAAGTCCTCTGTAGTCCAAAAGTCTTTGGCCAGCATGATCTGCAAATGCTCTTTGTTGCGAGCAACAGTATCAGCCCAGTTAGCGTCTTCTACGCCTTCGGGCTTGCCAGCATTGATCAGGTTGACAGAGTCCATGCAAGCGCTGTAGTGACGTGCGATCTCTTCAGCAGTGGGTTGTTCAATAGTGTCAGTCATGTTTACTCCTGTTTAGGGTTGTGTAGGCCAATCAATGACCCAAGGAAAACCAGTTTGAGATGGTACATCACGCAGGGCTTGACGGTATGTTGCCCATGCTGTTTTATCTACTGCGCTATCAGCCAGTTGCGTCCAGTCGCAGTCAGACAGTTTTGTGTTGCGTTGTTCACGCACAGACTTAGCCTGCTCCGCATCTTTGGCGGCAATCGCATCAGCGTCCATGTCTGACACGCTGTATTTGGTAAACCAACGACCTTCAGCATCTTGTTCTACACCGTCAGCAAAAGATATTTGATAGCGTGTCGGTTGGGCTTGTGGGCCTTCTAAAA